CGGGAAGACGGACAAGCCCAAGCCGGTGGTCCGCTGCGCGATCTACACGCGCAAGAGCACCGATGAGAACCTGAACCTGGACTTCAACTCGCTCGACGCCCAGCGGGAGGCTGGCGAGGCGTACATCAAGAGCCAACAGCACGAGGGCTGGGTTTGCCTGCCTACACTGTACGACGACGGCGGCTTCACTGGCGGCAACATGGACCGGCCCGCTGTCCGACGACTCATGAGCGACATCGAGGCCGGTCGCATCGATTGCGTGGCGGTCTACAAGGTTGACCGGCTGAGTCGTTCGTTGCTCGATTTCGCCAAGCTGATGAGTGTTTTCGACAAACACAACGTGTCGTTCGTCTCTGTAACCCAGCAGTTCAACACCGCCACGTCCATGGGCCGATTGATCTTGAACATCCTTCTGTCGTTTGCCCAGTTCGAGCGGGAGCTGACCTCCGAGCGGACCCGCGACAAGATCGCCGCGGCTCGCCGCAAGGGCAAGTGGGTCGGCGGTCGCCCCGTTCTCGGCTACGACATTGCGCCTTCCGGAGCGAACGGCAACGGCGGGCGTGTGACGGTTAACGAGGACGAGGCAGCGCAGGTCCGCCAGATCTTCGAGCTGTACCTGCTCCAGCGGTCCTTGATCCCCACGATGCAGGAGCTGGACCGTCGCGGCTGGCGCACCAAGCAATGGACCACCCGCAAGGGCCGGCTCAAGGGCGGCCGCAGGTTCACCAAGGACAGCCTGTACCGCCTGCTGACCAACATCGCCTATATCGGCAAGGTGCGTTACCACCAGGAAGTGTACGAGGGCGAGCACGACGCCATCGTCAGCGAGACGCTCTGGCATCGGGTGCAGGACGCCCTGCGGCTCAACGGCCGCAACGGCGGCACCAACTCCGGTCTTGTTCGAAACAAGTACGGCGCGCTACTCAAAGGCCTGCTGCATTGCGGACCCTGTGGCTGTGGGATGATGCACACTTACACGACCAAGGGGAACCGGCGCTATCGCTACTACGTCTGCATGAATGCCCAGAAGCGCGGTTGGGAGAACTGCCCGACCAGGTCGATCCCTGCCGCCGAGATCGAGCGGTTCGTCGTGGACCGCATTCGCGCCGTCGGCCAGGACGACGAGGTTCTCTCGCGGACGCTGGAGCAGGCTCGCAAACAGAGCCGCCAGGGCCTCGACGCGCTTCAGGCGGAGCGCCGCCGGCTCGAACGCGAACTGACCCGACACGGCGAAGAGGTCCGCACGCTGATGGACCAGGCGGGCACGCCGGGCGAGTCGCCGACGGCGGCGAGACTGGCCGACCTCCAGGAACGCATTCGTGCGGGCGAGCAACGGGCCACGGAGGTCCGCGAGCAGATCATCGCCCTGAGCGAGAAGGTCGTGGACGAGAGGGAACTGGCCCGGGCCCTGTCGCTGTTCGATCCGGTCTGGGACTCGCTCTCCCCGAACGAGCAGGCCCGCGCGATACACCTGCTGGTCGAGCGCGTCACCTACGACGGCGCGGAGGGCACGCTGGCCATCACGTTCCGGCCCACGGGCGTCAAGGCACTGGCCGAGGGACCCCCGGAGGCCCAAGCCACCGGCGTGGAGGGATGACCGTGTTGACCGTCGAGTGCAAGGTCCACTTCGAGGTCGGCCGCAAGGCTCGCAAGACGCTGAGGGCCGGCGACCCACCGCCCGAGCCGGTCGTCGAGCCGGGCACCGTCCCGCGCGTATCTCGCCTGATGGCCCTGGCGATCCGCCTCGACCGGCTCCTCCGCGAGGGTGCGGCCCGCGATTACGCCGACCTGGCCCGCCTCGGCGGTGTGACCCGCGCCCGGCTCACGCAAATCATGAACCTCACCCTCCTGGCCCCCGACATCCAGGAGGAGCTGCTGTTCCTGCCCCGCACCAACCGCGGCCGCGACCCCATCGCCGAGCCCCAGCTTCGTCCCATCGCCGGCATCCCCGACTGGCGAAAGCAGCGAAAACTGTGGCGGGGATTCGTCGCGGAGTGTCAGTGACGCAGTAAGCGACACGCTAACGTTCGGCATTGAATTTCGTTAGCGTGTTCACGTTTCAATCGCGCAAGTTTTGGGTTGACTTTGCGTGAAGCTGCGTTACGATGCATGTTCGACCCCCGTTAGCTTGGCAGGACAGAATCCTGCAGAGAACGCCGCGTTTTGGCTGAACAGCTCCCCGTGCGTGGGCGCGTGCCTGTGAGGACCCGCATGGATGCGAAAGGTTCAGGCCGGGCTACCCTTGTCTATTTGTTTGCCCTGTCCGCAGGCACGCAGAATCTCACAGCGGCAACGGTCTTCTACGAGGCCCGGGGAGAGGCGATCGCCCAATCCCTATGCACCCTTTTTGACCGGGAGTACGCCCATACGGACGGTCACCCGTCGTTTCACTGGCAGGCTGCGGACACGGTATCCCCCGATGATCAGATCTTGCTCGAGGAGGCCCTGGAGCAACTCGCCGTCTACGCCGACCACGGTCCTGCTCTCTATGATCCGGCGCCACCGAAGGATGCCCTTCTGCGTGCCCGGTATGCCCTGCGTGCGCGGAGGTGGGAAGACCTGCTGAGGCGGAGAATCAAGGACCAGGGGCTCGATCCGCCAAGCATCTTGCCGCGGCCAGTCCCGCCTGCCGTCGAACTCGGCGCCCCCGGCGCGCCCTGCCGGGTTTGGGGCAAGCAGAAGCCGCCGCTTACGGACGGGCAGCGAGCGGTGGTCACAGCTCTCATGAGGGCAGGCGATGAAGGCCTGACCAAGGACGCCCTGGAGACCGTCCGTGTCAGCGCCCGGCGCATGCTGAGAAGGCTCCGCGAGGACAAGGACTGGGCCGAGGTCATCCTCCTGCCGGGCCAGACCAATGGCCGTTACCGCCTCAAGGGGTAGGTACACCTATGTACACCTATGACCACCGCTTTTGTACACCTATGAACACGAATGTCCACCACCTGTTCAGCGAGAATCCGTGCAGCATCGCAATGGGGCGATGCGTAGCACAAGGATTCTCGACATGGTTTCAGAAGCAGAACCCACTGACCGATTCCAGCATCTCCCAGCTCCCGGCAGGAGCCTCCTTAGCCTGATGCAGCGCCTCAACTTCGGCCGGCTCACCTTCCGCGTCCGGCGCGGTGAGTTTGACCTGAGCCAGCCGTTTCACACCGTGCGCACAGTGAAGCTGGCCCGCGGGGACAACGGTCCTCGGCCGGAGACGGGAACCGCCGACTTCGAGCTTCGCAGGGAGCACATAGCAGCGCTGAGCACGTTGGCGCATCTCAAGGATGGCGCGTGCGTGACCATCGAGGTCAAGCACGGGCTGCCGTTCCTCATCGAGATCGAACAGGACCATCAAGCGGCGTAGGGCACAGAGTACAGACAAGCACACCAGGCAACTAACCGGCCGCAAAGCGGAGGCGTTGCGGGTGTCGCGGAAATCCGCGAACTCGCAACGCCTTTTCTGTTGCCCTACGCCCCGCCGGATTCCGTCGATACCCGCGCGACCTCCCCGGCCACGAGGAGCAAGCAATGTCACTCGACGGAATTCTCAAGTACGCGATGAAACGAGCTCACTACAAGGCCAGGCAGGTCATCGGGAAAGACGGCTTCACGGAGGACGACTTCCAGAGCCTCAGGCAGGAGCTGCTGGCGGACGTTCTCCAGCGCCTGCCGAAGTTCAATGGCGATCGCTCAAGTGCCAAGACGTTCATCTGCCGTCTCATCGACAACCGGATCGCCAGCCTGGTCAAGCATCGCCACGCCGCTTGCCGCGACCCGCGGCGCAACGAGTGTTCCCTGGACGACTGGGTGCATGACGAGGATAGCCGTTGGGTACGGCGCGACACCACGATCAGTGAGGACCGCGCCCGCGCCCACACCGGCCAGGCCCCACGCAACCGCCAGGAACGTTTGGAACTGACGATAGACATGACCCGCGTCGTGGACTCGCTGCCGGACGACCTGCGCGATCTGTGCGAGCGTCTCCGGTCGCAGACGATGGCGGAGATCTCGCGCGAGACCGGCCTGTCGCGCGGCAGCATCTACGGACGGATCAAACTGATCCGGGCCCGGTTCGCCGAGGCCGGACTCGATTATTACGTGTGACTCGCCGGACAGATCCGTCTTCGCCGCGGTAGGTAGTGAAGGAGGAGACACCTGGCGGACTGGCGACCACGGGAAGGACCGGCGAGCCACGTCTGCTGATCAACGAGCTGCCCGAGGAGCCTCGGAGATGACCGCACCTGCGCACCTTCTTCGCTTTCTTATCCGCGAGCCAGCGGAGGTTTACCACGCCAGAAGCAAGGACTACCTGACCGCCCACGCCCTGAACGAGTTCCGGCGCTGCCCGCTGCTGTACCACAAGAAGGAGCTCGGGCTCGTCCCGGAGCGCGACTCGACCGCGTATCTTGTCGGGCGGGCGGCCCACACGCTGATCCTCGAAGGCCGCCAACGCTACGAGCGCGAGTACGCCGTGGGCGGCCCGGTCAACCCGAGGACCGGCAAGCCATTCGGCTCGAGTACGAAGGCTTTCGCCGAGTGGGCCGCCCAACAGGGCCGCCCGGTGCTCAGCGATGAGCACGCCGCCCTCGTGGAGCAGATGGGGGCCGCGGTCCACGACCACCTGGTCGCCCGGGACCTGCTTCACGAGGGCGTGGCCGAAGGCGTCGTCCGCTGCGAATACGCCGGCCATCGGTGCCAGGCCCGGATTGACTGGATCAATCCCGTCGAAGACCGCGGCATCGTCGATTTGAAGACCGCCGACGAGCTCGATTCCTTCGAGCTGGCGATCCGAGCGTTTGGGTACCTGTACCAGCTCGCCTTCTACCGGGCCGTGATCGCTGAAGCCTCAGGGCATGTTCTCCCCGTGCACATCATCGCAGTCGAGAAGCGCGAGCCGTTTCGCTGCGGCGTGTGGAAGATCGCGCCCAATGTCCTCGATCAGGCCCAGCATGAGAACGAGGAAGCGATGACCGACCTGCGGCGTTGTCGCGAGTCGGGCAACTGGTTCACGAGGTTTGAGTCGTTGCGGCAGATCGATCGGCTGTGAGTTCGGGCTCGGGGCCGGGTGGCGTATCCGCGGTGGGTGCGGCGCGGATGGGACTCCCTGTACCGGCCCCGAGCCCGGATTCACAACGGTTCAACACAGGAGTGCGAGATCATGAAACTGCTCGAACAGATTCAACGGGGCACAGCGGACGTCCCGAGGCGGGTGCTGGTTTACGGGGTCCATGGCGTTGGGAAATCGAGCTATGCCTCAATGGCTGAAAAGCCCATCTTCATCCAGACCGAGGACGGTTTGGCGAACATCGACTGCGAGCGCTTCCCGTTGGCCCAGCGATACGGTGACGTGCTCGCTGCCCTGGGCGAGCTTTATACCGAGCAGCACGAATACCACACGGTCGTGGTCGATTCGCTCGATTGGCTCGAGCGTCTCATCTGGTCCGATGTCTGTGAGAAGCGCGGCGTCGAGTCCATCGAGGACATCGGCTATGCCAAGGGGTACACGTTTGCTCTGACGCAGTGGCGTGAGATCCTCGAGGGCCTCAATGCGCTTCGCAACGACCGCAACATGCAGGTCATCCTCATCGCCCACACCCGGATCGAACGGTTCGAGAATCCGGAGACCGAATCCTACGACCGTTACGTGCCCCGGCTGCATAAGCTCGCCTCGGCCCTGGTGCAGGAGTGGTGCGACGAGGTGCTGTTCGCCACCTACAAGGTCCACACCCGCAAGGTGGACGAGAGCTTCGGCCGCCCGGAATACCGCGGCATCGGCACCGGCGAGCGGATCCTTCGCACTGCCGAGCGCCCGGCTCATGTTGCCAAGAACCGGTTGAATCTGCCGGACGAGATCCCTCTCGACTACCGCATCTACGCCGCATTCGTCCGCGGCGAGAACCCTCTGGCTGATACGCAGGAACCTGCTGAACAAGGAGTCTGAGCATGGCCAATCTCGGTAATTTCAACGCAAACGAAGTGGACCCGGCCGTCGGTTTCGATCCGATTCCGGCGGGTAAGTACCTCGCGGTCATTACCGAATCGGAGATGAAGCCGACCAAGTCCGGTGCCGGGCAGTACCTTCAGTTCACCTTCCAGATCCTCGAGGGCGAGCACAAGAGCCGACTGCTGTGGGCCCGGCTCAACCTCGACAACGCGAATGCGACGACGGTCAAGATCGCCCGGGCCGAATTGTCGGCGATCTGTCGCGCCGTGGGCGTCATGGCCCCCAAGGACAGTATCGAGTTGCACAACCTGCCCCTGCTGATCAGCGTCGGGCATAAGAAGCGGCGGGATACGGGGGAGCTCACCAACGTCATCAAGGGCTACGAGCGGAAGGCCGCCGCCGCCGCGCGCCCCGCTCAGGCGGGCTCGAACAACGGGACGCCGCCGTGGAAGCGATAAGGGGGCGCTGAGATGAGCACCGACACCGACGTTGTAAACGGTGATGAGCGCATCGTGAAGGTCGTGGAGAGCGTGGAGGGTGAGGAGACCGTCTTCTATGCCATCCGCGATGTGAACCTGGACTATTGGCGCAGCGTGCACCCGATCGACGACCGTGCTGCCTGGACGCGCGATCGCCACCAGCGGGCGGAGTTCGACAGCCGCAGGGATGCCCAGAGAGAGCTGGAGTACATCTGGCAATGGCGGAGGGAATACGCGTGATCCTGATGCTGCCCTGGCCGCCGAGCATCAACCACTACTGGCGCCGGGTGGGGCCGCGGACCCTGATCAGCCGGGAGGGCCGGACGTTTCGCAGGAACGTCTGTGCCCTCCTGGGCGGAGGGGGATTCCGAAGGCCGCCCGCCGGCGGAAGGATCGCCCTGTGCATGAATGCCTTTCCACCGGACCGGCGCAGACGCGACCTCGATAACATTCAAAAGCCGGTGCTGGACGTGTTCCAGCACGCGGGCATCTACGAGG